TTGTACCACCGTCAGTATGTAGTACGTTAAATAAAAAAGCCGCCAAGAAGTGGGAAAACTTGGCGGCTAACGATTGGTAAGAGAGTTTAAGTGAATTGCACGTCACTTGCAATTATATAGTCAATCTGATTGATAAAATTGATTCTATTGACTCGTCTCCTGTAGAGCATCAGCTTTCTTTCCTCCAGGGATTTGATCTCCCTGTCTATTCTGTCCACTTCCTCCTGTGCATTCTTTCTCGTGTTCAGTAGATGTAATTGCAATTCTCGCATTAAGCCTCCCATACCATTTGTCATTAAGAAAGTGTTTTGTAATAAATGCATTGCAGTCGTCCTTTTCTATGATCCAGTAGTTATCACCATCTTTTTCGTACATCTGGTAAGCACCATGATCCTTGTATGCTTGCCAAGCGTATCTGAGATCAACTGACTTGAATAATCCTATCCATCGAACGCACCCTACAAGGACATAACGTCGAGTCTTGTCAAGGAAGAGTGACTCATTAAACGCAATATATCCGTCGTCTAAAGGATCATATTGCAAATGACATTTCTCGAATCGTAGTCCTTCAGTGGTGATACAATGGGCGGCAAAGTCTAAAAAGTTCATTCTTCCTCATCTGGGATTATCGCTAGGGTAAAGATCAGTAAAGCCATTGTCATGTAATATAATTCGACAGCCATTATTATTCCTCGTCTATTCTCAGAAGATGATTTGATTCCATGTGCCAGCCCTTATCTGGCGTCCATAGTTGGGTAGCAATTTGAGCAGCCATGGAGAAATTTACATAGAATGCTCTGCCTGTAGCTAAGTCTGGATCATCAATGGGAAAGTACTTTTCGCAATGGTATTTTCTCTTTTGTTGCTTATGGTATTGGACAAGAATTCGTTTCTCAAACAATGCCAGATAATCATAGTTGCCCTGAAGATACCAAATTGAATTATCGTTGCGATAGATTCCACTTTTCACCCATTCATTAAAGCCGCCACCTTCTCTTCGCTTTCGTTCTGCAATCTCAATGCTCAGCCTGTGTGTCTTGCTACAGGGCTCATCTAACTTGACTTCAATATGATTGCAGCTTTCACCAATATTGTACTGATTCTTCCTGCTACCATAGAACTGGATGTAAATCCCAAAATCCCTGAGTTGCATCATGCAAAAGTCTTGAAATTCTTGTCCTTTCTGAAAATCTTTGTCTTCCTGTGTTTCTGTCCTAGCCATTACGACTCCAAAAGTTGTAATGGGCGTCCTTACCCGAATAAATCCTTTCTATTTGTATCTATCCAGGTAACTAAGATTTTTAGAGAAAAAATAATTTCCTATTGCAAAAATAAAGATGACAAGACTATATTAAGGTAGCATTTTGAAAAAAGGAGTGATCTGGGCCTAATGCCTGATGAAGAGAGTGTGATTGATAGCAAGTGAAAAATAGCGATTGTCTTCACATGAAAATGGTAAGTTAAAAACAGTTCCGCAAGCTACAAGACACACAACACCAAGCCCTATACAGCTTGGTACTTAAGAGTAGGGCAACTAAGGGGAAAAAATAGTTCGCAACTATAGCCCGAACAAATCTTATGTCACAATAAAAAATTCACCTGCTCTGTCTTACCCTGACAACAGGTGCCGCTAGTACAAAGACACGTGAATTAAGATTTGGCTACTCAACATCAGTCCCTCATGATCATCCCACTGGACGCCTTAAAGCTTAAGATCTTAAATCTTTCTAAGAGGTACTAGTGGGAAAAGGGTGCGAATATGCCTTGACATAATTGATGTAAGTTACTATAGATATATTACCCTTAGAAATGCTTTAGGCCCGCCCCCTGGAATTGCGAATCTTCCAGGGGGCTTCTTTTTTTTATGCCATATAGAATAATCAAAAAATAAGTGATTATTACAAATACCTACCTTGAAAGATCCAAGGAGGTATCGGAATGAATAGATGGCTTGAAAGAATTGACTGGATGCTAGAGCAGCATCCCAAAGAATCGCAAAGAAAGTACCTAGCAAGCGTCCAGAATCAAATTGAACGCTATCCCGCACTTTATCCCACCTTGCCCCAAGAATTGATTTTGGCCCGTCTGTGGCGTCATTATAAAAGACTTGAGCGGGAGTCAGTGCTAGGCACCGCTAGCGAGTGCTACGGTAGATGATTTTGCATCAGAAAGTTTTGGCAACAAAAAAGGCCCAGCCTCCCTGCCGAGCCAAAACTCTTCTTCTGTGTAAGGTAGTCTATCAGTCTCGTTTTTTATCCCAGCCCAATAGGTGCCTAGCTGTAGGGTGATAGGTGGGATAGATGTCAGTGCAGCCACATCTCGGGCAACATGGCGTCTTGCTAGTGAGCCGCCAGATTGTGTAGATGAGTCCTGGGAAACAAGCCATGCACCATAGGACTAGTTCAATCAGGATGTGTCCTGGCGTCTTCGTAGCTGGGTACTCTACACATAAGCATTTGCCGCATACCATTCGTTCCATAAAAGCCTCCACAGTTAGATAGCTACAAGAAATGAAAAAGCCCCACCAGAAAGGAGCAACTCTAAATGGTGGGGCTTATCGGGCGTTCCTGCCCTATCTTATGTCATCCCTGCCACTAGGGCTCATCCTTGTGACGCTTGTATTGTAGCAATATGGATAGCACTGTCAATAGATATGGGTATGGCAATTACAACAATAGATCAGGCGTTAGCGGGAATGAAGCCTCCCGTAGAATTCTACAAAGCCCTAAGTGGCAATATGGTAGCTGGTAGGCCCTTTAGCTACTTTTACAGCAATGGTATTCCTGGCCCAGCAGCAGCACCAAGTCCAGGTATCGGTGGTGCTGCCCTTACATCCTATGCTGGCCAACTACCATATACCAATCCATCAAGCGGATATAGTTATCTAGCTCGATTTGTAGGACAGTGTACGCAAGCTGGGACTTTGGTATTAGCGGATAGATTGTGGCATAACTCGGGCTACACCATTACCAGTAATACAGAACAAACACATACGGGTGCTGCGGATATTCCTGCCCGAGATGTGAATGGTGCTGCTCTGGGGCATGGTGTATTTGCTGCTGTAGAAGTCAGTAGTGCAGTTGGTGCTGGTACGCCAACACTGACACTGAAATATAATAATCAAGACAATACAGAAAAGACTGCTACCAATGTTATCGCTACTGTGGCTAGTAGTGTTGCTGGGACATTTTATCCCATCGGCCTAGCTGCTGGTGACACTGGCATACGTAGAGCCGTGTCTCTTACATTATCTGCAACTTGGACTTCTGGGACAATTCATACTGTCTTGTATCGTCCGATTGCAAGATTACAACTAGGGGCTAATGCTCCTTGGGCTTTAGATTTATTGACATCGGGAATGCCAAGAGTATTTGACAACGCTGTGCCGTTCTTATACTTCATTCCCAATACAACAACATCGTCCACGATTCACGGGCAAGTAATTTATACACACGGGTAATTTATGGCAATAACAACATTAGCTGGGGCTGTCAGTGGAATAAAGCGTGTGAATGAAATGCAACGTTCTGCACAAACATATACCACCACTATACCACTAAGCCATTTCTTCGTTAGCGGATATCCTACACCTGCCGCAGCACCAACTCCTGGAATTGGCGGTACAACGTTAACTAGTTACGCTGGCCAAATCAATTTTGATAATCCCAGTAGTGGCAACACTTATTTATACAATTTTACTGCTAGTAATCAATCTTTGGGTACAGTGTGGCTATGTGATCGGCTGTGGCACAATAGCGGCATTACTATCACCTCCAACACAGAACAGACATTTACTGGCTCTGTAGATATTCCTGCCAGAGACATGAACGGTGCTGCTCTGGGACATGGCGTCTTTGCTGCTGTAGAAGTCAGTAGCACAGTTGGATCAGGTACACCAACATTAACTTTGAAATATAAAAATCAAGATAATGCGGAAAAGACTGCCACAAACATTATGGCAACTGTAGCAAACGCAGCAGCAGGCAGTTTTTATGTAATTGGCTTAGCTGCTGGTGACACTGGCATACGTAGAGCCGTGTCTCTTACATTATCTGCAACTTGGACAAGTGGGACAATTCATGTAGTGTTATATCGTCCTATTGCTAAGCTTGCTATGTCCAGCACATTTGGATCGGGTAGGAATGATTCACAAAACAATTTGTGCTGTGTGTCGGTGGGATTTCCTAGGCTATATGACAATAGCGTACCATTTATCGTGCATTCTAGTGGAACGTCTAACACAACTGGGCAGAGTGCCACAGTGCAATTTACACAGGGATAATTAATGCGTGGACAGCAAATCAGATCATCCTGGAATACTCCAGCGATATGGATGTTGGTAAATGATCCATTCAGGCAATGGTGGCTTGGATTCCATTACACTGAGGCTGTCACTGGCAGTATTAAGTTAGGTGGTGTTGCTACAGAATCTTATGTTCCAGCTAGTGGCTCCAGTACTTACAACGAGTCCATGTCTGGTGGCACTAAGGCTGATGGTGATACCACAGAGTTGTTCACATACAACGTAGTGATGTCTGGTGGCACCAAGGCCAATGGTGATACCACAGAACTATTACACTATAATGCATCGGTGAGTGGTGGCACCAAGGCTAATGGTGATACCACAGAACTATTCAACTATAATGCATCGGTGAGTGGTGGCACCAAGGCTAATGGTGATACCACAGAGCTATTGACTTATAATGCATCTGTGAGCGGCGGCACTAAGATTAGTGGTGCTGCTGTTGCCTCACTGATTCGCACTGCGGTGGTATCTGGTGGAACTAAGCTTAGTAGCACTGCTGTTGCGTCACTGATTCATACTGCGGTAGTATCTGGTGGCACTAAGCTCAGTGGTGCCTGTGTTAATGTGGGCACCTATGCGTTGAATGTTAGCGGTGGCACTAAGCTCAGTGGTGCCGCCTATGTACTGGGCAGTGTAACATACAACGAAAGCATGACTGGTGGTGCTAAGCTCAGTGGTGATGCTACCATAAAATCGATTTACACTTTTCCAGTCAGGGAAACGCCACACACTTGCACTGTTACTAGAGGCACAACTACAGATCCAGTCACTACCACTTGGCTTAAAGACTCCAATTTCCACATGGTGAGGGAGGTAACTGGTGCTACTGGTATAAGCTACATGTTGTATTTTGGTAACGTTCCAAGATTGGGCATTACTAGATCATTAAGAATCAATGTGCGATATGCGGGCAGTGATGGACATATATGTTACTTACAACTCTACAATTACACCACATCGACTTACGATAATCTTATTCAATTACCCGAAACTGCTGGCTTTGTAGATCGCAATTTTGCAATTACGGATGACTACTTTAGCCCCTTTGACTACTATAGCGGTGCCAATAATGCAGTATTCAAAGTAGATCATCCAAGCCCTGGTAACATCAATCATTGGGTGGGTATTGATGAACTAATCATCACGTCCAACACTGGTACTGAACTTAGTGGCTCAGCAAATGTTTCTGTAGTATATGCTTGTGACATGAGCAATGGTGCCAAGCTTAATGGTGCTTGCGATGAAAGTCTAAATGAATCCACGAACACGTATAATGAAACAATGTCTGGTGGTGTCAGACTCAGTGGACTGACTATCCACACTCATTACGTGAATGCCGATATGTCTGGCGGCACGAAGCTTAGCGGGACTAGCACACTAGTAACACAGTATAGTCAGACAATGTATGGTGGCTCTAAAGTCAGTGGTAATGCAGCCTCCACATCCCGCTATACATCAACTGCACTAGGTGGTGCTAAGCTCAGTGGATATGTGGATATATCTGAGTCTGGCGTTATCAACGAGACTATGAGCGGTGGGCTTAAACTTGATGGTACGGCAAGACTAGTTCGCTTGCTATATTCTGATGTTTCGGGTGGTATCAAGAGTGCTGGGGAAGTGGAAAGATTGTATACACTCAATCCTATGGCCTCTGGTGGCATCCTAGCTGTAGGCAACAGTAACAAAATCAATATAGGACGCCCAGATGAGGATACCAACACTGGGCTATACTGGACACAAGATCCACCGTTTTGGAGCAAGCTAAATGAATCTGTGGCTGGCACATTTGTTCATTGTGCTTTACCGCTTGGGTACAGCAACACTCTAGAAGTGGGCATGTCTGGCAATACAAGGATATCACCGAATATATCAGTCAATTTCATGTATAGGATGAGCGTACAGACTAGGATGACAGTAGTAGCCTCTGTGGTATGTGGCAGTACTGTAATAGCTTCCTGGACAACTAGTGGTGGTGGACTGGTAACTTATAGCAGAAAACTTACAGAAGCACAGATTGCTAACATCACTGACTTCAGTGATGTGCGAGTACGATTCGTTTGCACCAGCACTAATATTTCCCCAGTGAGTGCGTACATTTATTGGGCCAGATTGTATGTTGAAAATGCTGGGATGGCGGATGTCGAATTTACATACAATCCCGTTGTCTCGGGCGGGGCTGAGCTAGCTGGTGTGCCTTACGTTCTTGGCATCGGGGCTCATGTCATGCGGGCTACCACCACCACAGGTATACAGTTTGATAGTTTGACGGACATTGCAGCAAGGCTATCTGGCAGGAATGATATTGGCATTGGTATATCTGCGGACACAGGCGTAGAGGCCCAGTGGTACACACAGACTGAGCTTGATCTTAAGGAGACGGCTGCTTTACACGTCCTATAGCAGTTAGCTCTTGGTATAGCTGGGACTGTCCATCTACGGCTGTAACGGCAATGATGTATTCCCGATCTTCCACCATGTATTGCGTGATTTGCCATGGTACGATTGCATGGTAATTGCCATTTGTATCATCAGCCACAAAGGATAGGGGACTGCCCATGCTTGTGGAGTCAGATAATATTTGGGCTTCCACATCAGCATTGCTTATGGGCAGTCCTGTTACGTTGTCGGTGAGATCGGATAGGCGGATGACGTTATCGGATGCGATATAAATTACGTGACTCATACGGGTATTTAGTGCTTGACTCCCGCTTTTGCTATGGTATGGTGATAAGGGGTACTATCACCAATAGGAGCTAAAGCTATGGCCAAACGTCCAGCACCGCAAAAGAAGTGTGTCAAGAAGGGCTGTGGGGAGATGATGCACGCCCGTAAGAATGTCTGTCCTAAGTGTCAGACATTACAGCCAGTGAAAGAAAAGCCAGTCTCAGAGCCAAAGCCAGAGCCAGAAAATGAATTGATCAAACAGCAAACGCCCGAGTTTGTGATTATTGAAGCTATCCGCTTTGTCAGGGTATGTGGCGGTATCGGTAGGGCAATCACATTGCTGGAAGAATTGTACAAACTTCCTAGGGCATAGGATACCAAAGCCCAGCCCCATACAACAAGTATGAAGCTGGGCTTTTTTGTTTAACTGCCACCATGGCAGTACCTTCATTCGAATAAACTATCTACCTCTTCATAAGGGATATCGGACAGCCCAAAGAATTCAACGCTCTTCCCAGACTTGTAAAACACCTTGCCACATAATCCGCCACCTTGCTTTTCCAATTCCACCCGATCAATCAAACTTCTGAGCTTACTGCCCAGTGCTGTCAACAAGGCCCTACGCTCATCTGTACCCTTGCTTTTCTTAAGCTCCTGCCATGCCCACCTGATACCCGCTACCGTATCCTCTACCTTGTTGGCTTGCTCTGCTTTGACAGTTTCTATCTGATCGGATACCTTGTCCTTCTCTTGCTCCAGCTTGGCCAATAGGACTAACAGGCTGTCTATGTTAGGCGTCTTGTCCACTGCTTTGATGGTGGCATTTATCTTGGCCACTATGCCCTCTAGCTTGACTTGTAACGAGTCCAGCCGATTATCCTGGACTTTGTTAGGCTCTATCTGTGTCTCCGTTACAACAGCCAATACGGAATACAGGACAGCTTGTAGCGGGACACTCCAATATTTCCCATCAGCTTCAATAGCCGCAGATGGTACTAATTGTTTTTGTCCTGTGGCTCTGGTGATAGTATACATGGTGCTGTTGCTGGCTTTATCCTTGCATAGTCCTTGCAACGGATTGACACTTCTGGGACGTGGCCCATGGTGGCGATGCTTTCTACTATTGATGGCAGCTTGGGCTTGATAGTAAGTGTCATTGTCTATTATGGCTGGATAATACTGGCAGTTGAAAGCCTCACCTAATACCAGTCTGCCAGTCAGAATCTTAAGGACATATCCTTTTTGCCATGTGGTAGCTTTGGATATGGGAGGAATCTTATCGGTATTGAATCGCCTACAGATTGCTTCAATGCCATAGCCTTCAATGGATAAAGCAAATATCTGGCGGACAATAGCCGCTTTCTTTTCAATGACTTCCCACTTGCCTTTATTCAGTTTGAGCCAGCAAGGACAACGAGCGGAGACAATAGTATTTTCAGCATTGGCCAACTTAGCTTGCCAAGCTCTACCCACCCGCTCAGATTTCTTTTGGGATTCTTCTGCGGCTAGGATGAGTTCGATAGCGAACTCGGTAACACCAAAGCCTTTCAAGTCATCCTTGGTAAGGATACGATTCTTACGGACATGGCCAATATTTATTCCAGCCCTGAGTATCTGTCCGAATAATGCCAAGGACTGATCAAGATCCAAGCGGCTCAGTCTGTCTAATTGCTCAACAACTAGGACTGATCCTTTAGGAATTTTGCCTTGTTCGACAGCCTTAATGAATACACCCAAGGCCCCCTTGTCTTTGTTCTTCCCGAGTCTGGCGGATATTCCAGCGTCCAGGTAGGTAGTGGGACTGGGTGTGAGCTTGTGAAAGTCACAGAAGCGGGTGAAGTCCTCAGACTGTCTACGCTTACTGTCACCTGTGGATTGATCGGGATGGCTCCACCTGACGTAGGAAATGGCGATACACATGTTGATTCCCCCGTGATTAGTTTACCACAGTACATCAACATATACGCTACCAAACTAATCTAGGGGAATCAAGCGGGTAATCTTAATGCTGTCGGGCTACTAAATACCCGTATGCACAATGATGAATCAACAGACTGGCTTGGCTACCCCAAGGACATCAAGCACTACACCCCCCAAGAGGATGTAGAATATACATTCGACAATTTACCTAGGGATTTGCCCCCAGGTATCTGGGATAATCCCAAGCCCGATGAAATGGATGCCTATGACGAATTCCTTAAGGCATGGAATCAAGGCGAGGAAGAACTAAAGGAACACTGGCAGTCTACCGCTGAGGAAGGCGATACGATCAGAGCCTTAGCTTACTCCTGCATCACCAAGGGCTGTGATTGCACCAGTGGAACTTATGAAAAAGCTGACGTAATTGCCACAGCCGATGACGGTATGTGGGATGTACTTCATTACACATTCACCACAGCAGAAGTGTACTTTGGCTCCACATATGTGATTGCTGCGGGTGACTTGGTGGAATTACCACCAGCAGATGAAGGTGTGGTATCTGCATTAGGTGAAGGCTGGCATCCTAAGTCCTGCTTTACACGGCATGTGGATGTAGATGTCCCGCCCAATACGGAAACTAGCACCACCGTCATTAACTATGCCCGCCTAAAGTTCTGGGCAATAGACAATTCTCTGACTGGTGCTAGTGCTATGATCAGTGGTATTGAGTCTGCAACTTCACCCACTAGCGGCTACTCTGCACAGACTTGGGAACGCACCGAAAGCCGAGTGTATTGGGATGCTGGAGCATGGACAGCAGGAAGCATTTACTACAGTCCCAATATTGCTTGCGTCATCCAGGAAATTATTGATGGGCCTAGTTGGCGTAGTGGCGATGATATCCTAATGTTTCTGGATGGCTATGGGACAAGTCTAAATGAAGCATATGATTACGCTGATGATGCAGCCAAGTCAGCAGACTTAGAAATCTGGTGGGTAATCCACCACAACATAAGTATGAGTGGTGGCGTCAAGTGTGATAGCTCAGCCAATGTCGCAGCCATATACACCATACCGATGAGTGGTGGAATAAAGCTAGGCACTGAATCATTCTATGGCCTGACTTTCAATCAGCCAGTGAATGTACATGGTAGAGTGTGGCTAAGCGGCTTTGCTGATGTGTCGATATCTGTTCCGATGCGTGGCGGAATCAAAGTAAACAGTACTGCTAGAGTCACGAATAATTTCAGCACTATCATACTTGGTGGTGTGAAACTAAGTGGACGTGCAGTGAAGCCTAGTTTCCCAAGTGGCTTTACCACTCGACATACTATCATTGTTCCCGCTGGTGCCGTTACCGCTGATCTCACAGGATTCTTGCTGGGTATCGTGGCCACCATTGATGCATCGATGGTATCTGACAATATTTTTGCCATCACAGATACAAGCAATAATGTATTGCCACATGACTTCCGTAAGTTGAGCGGCAATGAACTCACACTGTATTTCAAGTGTGATCTATTAGCAGACAGTGACAATGTATTTTACTTGAACTATGGGGATGAGCATGTCTGAGAAAGAAGCAAGAGAATGGCTGACTAAACGTGTCATTAGAATACTAGCCCCGCCTAGCTGGAAACGTGATGAGGATGGCGCACAGATTTATTCTGTGCATTGTGCGATACTTGAGCGAGATGCATATTTGTGTGCTGTATTGTACGACAACATATTGTTTAGGGTGAAGGATGGGGACTGGCAATTAGCAGATAATAGATGGAGGGTGGTAGATGGCAACGTATAGCGAATCAATGTCCAAGGGTATGAAGCTATCGGGCAAGTCCCGCATTACGATGATCAATTCATCTAGGACTTGCTTCTGTAGTCCACCCGATGTGGACTATGAAGAGGTAATGTCTGGCGGCGTATCCCTTAGTGGCTCTGCTGACGTGTGGGACAATAAGATACGTGGCGGTATTTATGCTGGTGGTACAGCCCGAGTCTCAGTAGCTACACAGCCATGGGATGAATACGTAATGGTGTTACCATTAGATGAAACAAGTGGCACTGTCTATTACGATCACACCACTAGACATCTAGATGGTACTGGCACTGCCACACCCGATATTGGCCCGTTCTGTTCTGGCAGTCAACACTTCGATGGACTAACAGAATACATTACTTTGCCCTACGATAATTACCATGGGCCATTCACTGCCACAGCTTGGATCAAGATAGAAGATATCTTCTCTGCTCGCATGTGGTACAGCCGTGGACATACTACCCTTACCGACAAATGGTATTTCACCCAAGGACATAGTTTCATCAATCACTTAGCTGGACGGGTACAGAACACAGACAGCACTGCCATGGAAGCTTATAGCACTACCACAATGGATGCTGGTGAATGGTATCATGTGGCCACATCGTATGATGGCAGTTCATTCAGCCAACATATTGATGGCATTGATGAAGGTAGTTGGGATTCCACTGGTAGTCCTGTGACTGGGACGAATGGTGGCTATATCGCTAGGTATGAAGGTGGCCAGCCGTATGCTGGGAATGTGCAAGAGCTACGATTGTATGGTGGCATACTATCTACAGCTTGGCTCAAAGCAGAATATGATAACTGGTGCAATCCAGAGTTTTATCATGTCAGCAAAAAGATGTTACCTACTTGGTGATTTGCCACAGTTACATGGCTTCTTATTGATTGATGGCGGTAAGCTTCTGACTGGCTTGCCCTGACATTCACGTTCTGTATTGACTGGCGATGGCTTGCCACATATCTTACAAATAAATCCAGCCATTCTAGCTTTGGCATAGTTACATTTCATACTATCTCCTCTGTTGCCCAAGTGTACCATCGCTCAAGAAAGTCACAGTTATAGCCGCACAGGGCAGAGCCTAGGATATTGCTATCACAGCCTACCAATACAATACCGTCACCTAATTGTTCAAGAGCAAAGATCTGTTCTTGCACATCACGTCGATAGCCTACCGTAGTACCACCATCCACATAGCCAGTACAAGCGTAAGTGATATCGATACCTTGTGCGATACCCGCAGATCCAGGAGCCATAATCCATGGGCCATCAATATTACCACAGGTACAGTCTACTATGCCTTCTCTTACTCTTAGTTCTGAGCCAATACCTTCTAGTAGTTCATTGATTGTGGTAAATCCATATGGCCACATGCAGCCATTGTATTCACCACTGACATACAGCCTACCACCCTCATTGATCCAGTCAGCCAGATAGGAATAATGGAAACTAGTGAAGTAAGTGCCAGTACAGCAATTATCACAGCCACAGAATACAAAGTCACACTTGCTAAGTTTGGTGGTGATGTTCATGCCAACAGATAAATCAGTTTGAACACCTTTACTATCTGGGCAAAGGCAATAACGTGGATTTAACCATTCGTATTGTTCATAGCCAATGCGACATCCTGTTTTCTCACAGCAGCTACACCCTGGCTGAAAACGTACTGCCATTATTCCTCCTCTTGGCAGTTAGCTCCACTTACCCACCAGACACCCTCACCAAAGCTAAGTTGTATAAGACTTGCTGGGGTGTTAGTGGAATCTAAGTCCATGTACCAAGGATTGTGAATGTCCACGCTTTGCCCTGCTGTATAACTGGTGCCATCAAAATTCTTAGTGGTAGCTGTGGATTTACCTGGGGCTGTGGCTGTACCTTTGGGAATTGTCCCAGTAAAGGTGGCCATCTTGACGCCTGGAGAATAATCAAACACATAGTATGGATTTGTCTCTGCTCCCCTCATCCACACAATATCATCCGTCAATACCCATTTAGATCCAGTGGCTTCTACTGCCCAATATTCTTCATCGCTATGACTACCTGTGGGATAATCCTCATCTGGATCTTCAGTAATGTAGCCATCTTCATCTGGCTTGAGTGCTTCCCAACTGTAGTACCCGCTACCGTCACTGCCAGTTATCCTAGCCCAGAAAGCTCTAGGATAATATCCTTTGGCTCTATCGGTAGGCTCAGGCGCACCTGTATTCATTCGCTCATATTGAATCACTGCTTCAGCAGTACGTTTCTTTTCTTCAGATGTGAATCGGGCAAACGCCATTAGAACACCGTATAAGGAAGTGGTGGATAGATTTCAAAATAATGGAAGTAAGGTGTTGTCCCACTACCTGGAAGAATACGCTTACCGTTTTGATCCAGTGGCACAGGATCATTACAGATTGCTCCATCAATGATGACTGGCTTCAGTTTCCCTGTTGCGGAGTCATACTCACGCATACCCCTAGACTCGATCCACACACCATGACGATATGGATTGAAAAGGAATTCAATCGTTGTCTTGTAGTACGTACCAATAGTCTTGTTGTATGCAGATGATACTGAGGCATTCATACAACGCCATGTTCTAGGTGGCATTCCCTGGAATGGCGTAGCATTCACACTGTTGACGTAGTACATGAAAATACTACCAGCGTCATACCAAAGATTGCGGGATACCTGGAGTACAGCACAGCTTACATCCTTTTGAATCTGATTAGCAAAGAGATCCCCAGCCGTATTGCGGATGGGATTGCCATACACGTCATACCACACAGGGCTTTGTGTATTCACAAATGAGCGGGAATATTGGGTAGGCTCATTGAGTGGATTGTCTTGCTGTTGCTGTTCACTCAGTGTGCCGTACTGAGCGGTAACGTGCCAGCTATATCCATCATCGCCATGGGGTGTGGCTTGAATAGATTTACAGAATGAATAGGAATCTGACTCGGTGCCGTTGTTGTATACATCACCATAGTTCAGCCCAATTGCGGCACAGGCTGTAGCTGGGCCATCTAGTTTGGAATTCGTTTCCACATACCACACTCGGGTGTATGTGTTCTCATCCTTATTCCATTGTCCCTGGCGATTTTCAAATAGTTCGGTGCATTTAGTGACTGCCATAAAAGGTATTTATGGTAGCAACACCTAGAATGGTACGTCATCGTATTCGATGCTGGCAAGCTTCTGGAGGTACGTCACCATATTCTTTTGGTATTCCGTTTGATCCTTGGAATACTTGGCTATGTCCTTGGTATCCTTATCAACGTCCTTTTTGGGCGTCCCATACATGGTAGACAGATAGTCTGTATAAGCTTCCTGGCTGCCCATGGTGGCGATATCTGCGTATTTGGGCTGTCCACCCATTCCTAAGATGTCCTGTTGAGCTTGCTGAATACCTCTAGCAATCAAAGCGGGATCAGCCCCAGCCTGTAGCAATTGATCAAGCTCAGCAATCTTTTGCTGATATTGTTCCATGGGATTCCTTGTCTCTTCCCATAGTTGCTTGGCGGCTTCCCTGTTTTTCTTCTGCTTTTCCAGTTGCTCCATCTGTTTGAATTGAGCTTGAATGGCTTGGTATTCCTGCTGGGTGACGCCACCTGACTTATTGAATCCGTCAATGATATTGAAGAAATCCTTGTCACTTTCGCTAAGCCAGAATGATCCTACTTCCTTTTGCTTCTGCTGGATATACTTCATTACGCCATCTGCCCGCTTCTTTTCCTCTAGCTCCTTAGTCAATCTGTTGGCTTGTGCTAGATCGGCACCCTTGAGTCCCGATTCCCTCAGTTGCTTTTGGGCGTCAGTCTCCCCAAAGTGTTCTATGTCGCCACGTAGCTTGGCAATATATTCAGCAGCCTTCTTGGCATCCTCTCGCCACTTCTCCATGGCATCGCTGGCGTCCAGCTTAGCAATCAAGTCTTTAGCTTCCTGGAGTTCGGGGCCTGCTAGTCCTCTGCCCAAAGCGTCATATAATCCTTTTTGCCTAGAGGACATACCTAACGTATTGTATTCTTCACGTAGACTAGCAAGGTAATCCTTGTTCTTTTCAAGTCCCTTAAGCATTTCCTCGTTGGCGACAGTTATCCCATCAATAGAATTGGCCACACCATTTTGGGCAGTAGTTGTTTCATTTGCTATACCCAACATACGTTCCATAGCGTCCGCACCAGCATTCATAGACTCTTCGGCTTTACCCAACATATCATCAGCAAACGCATCGCCAACACCAGTTATCATTGCAAATATTTTTGCAATGCCACCGATGATGAAGTTGATGATACCCTGCAAAGTCTTGAAAATTACCATCGTAAACTGGACGACTTTTTGTATGACTATCGCCACTGCTTTCAAAGCTTCGGCTACTACCCACACATAGTCTCCCCAGTCCTTGGTGTTGGGTAGCAATTCCTGAAGCGTATCTAAGATGATGTCCAAGACGGGTGTAATCGCCACAGTAAATTGACGCCACATACCTGTAACTCTACCTGTGACATCTTCCCATTTGTCCTTCATCTCGCCTAAAGCTCTGGCCTGAGTGGTAGAAATGATCAGTCCTAATTCCTCTGCCTTCTTACGGTACTCATCCATGGCAGCCCCGCCAGCCCTGAACAATGGATCAAGCTTGGCTCCAGTCTCTTTGAATAGTTTCATAAGGATGGCAATACGATCACCTTGATTGCTGATCTTACTGATAGCATCAGAAATAGCCTTGAATTGCTGATCACCTGACATGTTGTTTAGGGCTTGGACATCCAGTCCCAGACGTTGGAATACAGCAGAAGCTTCACCAATACCATTGGCAGCCTCACTGATAGAACGTTGCATCTTAGCCATAACTGTACCTACCTCTTCAGCAGATACGTCTAGTTTTTCAAAGGCATATTGCAATCCGATGACGGCTTCCGCAGATACGTTGAATCGCTCAGACAATTTGTTTACTTTGTCAAGCTCATCAATCTGTTGGCCAACATTAGTTATCACAGAACGTAAAGCCATGAAGCCAGCAGCAGCCACACCAGCGGCAGTAGCTAATGCACCCAGTCCAGGAATGGCAGATGTAATACCGCCCATCATACTAGTGGCGGCACCCTTTACATCCTTACCAGCTACAGCTAATCCTTTCTTAAGATCAGCCGTCTGGACTTTCATTCCAATTACTACTTGCCCGACTACCGCCACATTACCTCCTGGCTGCCATAGCACTTAGCTTGGCTCTGTTCAACGCCACCTGATCTACCTGCTCTTCATATTGCGGAATAAAGTCTTTCGGTGCCAGTTTGCCACCATGTACATTGGCAAGTGTGGCACACTGGATACCTGTCTGTAGCCAAGGATCTGGTATAGGATTGATCCTAAAATAAGCAATCCACTCAGATAATTCCATGGAGTCCAAGGCTTCTACCTCCCGCAAACTTTTCCCCAATAGTATTGCTAATCTAAATAGCAACTGCCTTATTGGGGAGCTTCGGAGTTTTTTTCTAGTTCATCCACATCGCTCGGTAGTATTCCATTGAGCTTGGCGGCAGTCGTAAAAATGTCCGACAATACTTTGCCGCTCTTCAAGTTCAATAAGCCAACGTCTTCGGGAGTAAACAATAAGTTCCCCTGTTCGTCGCAGATTGTGAGAGCGGCTAAGCTTGCTCGAATATCATTACGTGTCTTGCCCTGCTGCTGGATTTCCCAGGCAGTTCTATCGCCAGCCGTCATGGTGCGCACATACACATGCCCGCCCCACTCTGGAGTTTCTACCTTCTCTTGCTTCAGATCCAAACAAGATAGAATTGCGTCTTTAGTTAGTTGCATATTAAGTCCTTGAAATACCAGTTGACAACTTGATTGTTCCGCTAGCCTTAACGTTTTGTTCAATTTCCATACCGGACAAAGCCCATTTAGTTAAGAATCCAGAGAACGCCCAAGTTTCCTCAGCAGTGCTATCAGCATCAGCCAACTTGAGTCTCCAGCTTTTTTCGACTGGACTAGTAGTCATGGTGTTGATATCTGCGTGATCCGTCTTGTTGTACCAGCAATCAAAAGATATTTCGCCATTGTCAGCTAGTTTGCTAACACGGAACGTCTTGGTGGTGCTGGTGAGATCAGTGGTATCAACGCTACCCGTTGTCCACTCTGGGCCTGAGATTGAAACGGCTGCTGCTACTGTTTCCCAAGCTGTGCCGTCTTGATATTGTAGTCGAGTTCCCTCGCCAGTGTATACTGCCATAAATTATTCCTCATAGAAAAGAGACTATGAGGTATTTATGACTATGACTGCCGAAATGATAACGTGTATTCATGAGTCCTGGCATATACCCAGTCTTCACTACCATCATCTAAAGCTTCCGCATCGTCATAGACATTTTGCAAGGTGATGGAGCCAACAGTGTAACTACCCATAGTTCCCCTGTATCCTTGCATCACGCCCCGTAGTGCTTCCGCTATGTCGAAAGCCTCCTGCATATCCTGAGATAAACAGGCAAATTTTAGGGTGGCTCTGCTATGCCCAGCCTTGCCCGTAAGGTGGTGATCAGATTCCTCTGCTACCTGGGTGACAACGATGGCTGGGATGACTGGATCTTGCGGTAAATGTAGGGGGTAAATCCTAGTCGATACCAAAGTGGTGACGGGTACTTGAGCCGAAAGATAAGAATAGACTGCACTATAAACGTTCATACACCCCTCACCGCTTCATCTAAAAATTGCACAATGTTATATTCCGCTTCGTCCCCAGCTAACTTAGCCTTTTGCTCAAACGCCTTACGCATGTATTGTTTCCCCTCTACCCTGGGGCTGCCAGTTTGATTCTTATTCTGGCTCTTCTTGGGATATCTGCTGTGGCCATATTCCTGTAAGCTTCCATGAAAGAAAGATCTTTTGAATGGTACAGCTTTACCACCGTGGAATATATTGATCTGGATATGTTGTCGGGATCGTTTGCCAGCCCTAATCCTAATGTTCTTTTTGAGTTCGCCACTCTCTTTGGGAACTAGTTGCATGGCCAGTTGTTGCATCGGACGTAAAGCCCTACGCATCGTACTACGCATTATCTTCTTGGCTACTCTAGGCTCTAGGGCCTGTAGCCTTTCATCTATCTCTTTCTGGCCAGTAACTATGATCTTGACTGATTTGGCTATTGTTGCTCCAGACACTTACACAGTGTTTCTCTATCTTGGGCGTCTTTGTTCAGTACAGAAACTATATTGAACACTCTGCCTTTCCACGTAATCCGATGCTTGGTGGTGAGTTCGCTCGCATATCTGAGCGTAATGAGATGACTGGCTGTCTCTCTGATAGCTCTAGCTTTCATAGACTCAGTGTCATCTAGCGGTAGGACATCTGCCCATCTGGAATATAATGCCGTCCAAGTTTGTTCCACTTGGCCAATGCTATCCCTTGTCTCGGTAGCTTGTTCAATCGTTACCCTTGTCCACAAATCACCTGATCTCATATACACTCCACTACAGTTAGTTGATCAATTAGACGTTGCACGCCAAAGGGAACTTCCGCAATGATTGTCCCGCTAATTGTTGCTTCCCTATTTTCATACCATTGGGATACCAATAGTTTGACGGCATGAGTTAAGGTAGCGGGAGGCGTAGTATATCCACAGGTAAAGCGGATTGTTATAGCATCATATCTTGGATAGACAGATGGCCAGTAATCTACTGGGCAGATAAATCCCGGCAGATTGCTAGCGGTAACTACCCTGTAATCAGTGTCTTCCACCATCGTAATTTCTACGTTGGACGTATCGTAATACTTGATGCTGTCAACTGATTGAAGCGGAGACTTCGGTAAAAACAAGCGATTGCTGGAGAAACAGGCTATTACACTTTGGTAAGTGTAGGCTCTGAAGCATTGAGAAGTCTCCGCTTCGATAAGTTGAATGGCAGCTTCCCTGAGTCCTTCTAGGTAGGAATCATCTTCCTCAATGTCAATGCGGCAATGATCCTTAAGGGCTGCTAGTGATACGATCTCGTCAGCGGATTTTGATATGGTAGTAAGCATAAATCTATTTAGCGAAGAAGCCCACCGTTTTACGGGCGGGCTTCATCTGTAACATGTGGAGCGTGTTACCTAATTCTTATGTATTAGTGTAACAAGTGTTTAACCGCTGAGGTATTCACAAGTTTGCAGTCACCTCGATAGACTCCCATAAAGCCAACAGCATACTGATCCATGTATCGTTCCTTCAGCGTGAATAGCTGGACGGATGCGACATTACGGATAATGTGCTTGCTGAAATCACCAAACAGAATGGACTTAGCACTGTTAGCAACATTGGCCATAGCGTTGTTGATGACAATCGGCTTGCCTAGCAACATGCCTGGGCTTGCACTGGTAAGATCGTTTCTCCACAAAGGACGATAAGTGGAGTCCACTAGAGATTCTAGACTCTTGACAGTCAGATCGTTCATCATCCACACAGCAGAACTTCTGTAGGCGGGATCAACACTGTGGTAGAGATCCAGCAAATCAGAGTAAGAAACGCCACTGGTGCTATCGGCATCGGCACCCTTAACACTGTCAGTGACTACACCCGCTGGCTTGCTCGTTCCATCGCCAACTGTGAAATCAGTATTTGTCTTGCGGGCAATTCGTTCGCCTAAGCAAGAGCCAACTAGATCACTAACGTTGATGGCGGAATCCTGGAGCAATTCGTAGGATACTGGGAAAGCACTGGTGCGGTAGGTAAAGCAGCCAATCTGCTTGATACCAAACGCAATATCAACGGCTGTATTAGCAACGATTTCGCTAACAATGGCGGCTTCATTTCCAGTGTCATCTACAGTTGGCCAATTGATGGTGCCACCAGTAGCAGTGGAAATATTGTTTGACACTTCACGGATTCCACCGAATTGCTTCAATGCTCTATCAAAGCCAGCTACCATACCTTCTTCTACGGTATAGCCACCAGCAGCATCAGTACCGACAACTTGTCCGTTATTGGTACGTAGCACTAGGGTGAGATCGGGGCGGTGTGTATCCACTTGGCAACGCTCAGCAGCTTCTTCCCATTCCTTTTTGCAAAGGTGGCCAACACCAGCACTACGCATGGCCCAAGCTCGGAAAGCATTGTTTACGTCGTGTTGGGTAATAGCTCTGCGGCTATAATTTCTTTCGGATACTTGCGGGACGCTCAGGGTAAGCGTCTGGACTTTTTCAATTCTTTCTTGCGTCTTGATTTGATTATCAAGATCATTCTTGCGGGATTCCAAAGAGTCCCATCTTTCAAGCTCTTCACTGGAGAAATTTCTATTCTCAGTTTTGACTACATTGGCCATGCCCTGCATATCAGCAACGACACCACCCAGTTGTTCTTTAAGATTTTTGAGTTCGTACATTTTATCACCATATTAGATAAGTTTCTTGCCGCTGCTCTGGGGCTTGGCTTATGGTGTATCTATGTTCCTTAAATAAAAAAATGCTTAGGGCAACACACCCTAAGCATTTTTCAAGAAAAAGAGTTTTCGCAGAGAACTTAGTCCTACACTCGGTAAGACAAAAATTCTACTATGCAATATCTACACCTATTAAACAGAAACGCCCAGCAGAGTCGAGGCTGCTGGGCGTGACCACAGATCTTGAGTAAAACTATTGTTATCTATGCAACACCATTAAAAAAAATACGCCCGCTGGAATGGCTAAAAAACAGCGGGCGTAAACTCAAAGCAATGGGACTTTCCAAAGTTATTTATACTTCTCTAATCTTTTTTCCGTCTCGATTTTTAGTCGTTCCTGCTCAAGCCAAGTTGCATAATTGTCTTCCATTTCCTTGGATCGTACAAATGCAGTAGATGCTTGGTAGGCTGGCTTACTCACTGGCCCAACGTCTCTTAACTGTTTGACTGATCGTACCCAACAGATGTGCTTGTCACCCTCATTGGTGAATTCCGTCTTCCCTGGCTGAAACGCAAAGCTGCTTCCTTTACACAATCCTTTACTAATCTTAGTCCTGACTTTCATATGATCGGGATCGTCTTGGGCGAAAGGTACTGAATAACGTAAGCCTTTGCTGTCGGTGCGGAGTTGCAATGTGTTACTTTCTACATCACCCAGAATGTAATCTTCACTGTGATTGAATCTGGCTTCTACGTTGGATCGTTCGGCTAGGACTTGATTGAATGCTTGGGAATCTATTCGTTCGTATAAGTTGCCGCCTAAGTGATACTCTGTACCTGGATCGGCTGAGTTGTAAAATACACTGGCATACCCACTGATGTAATGTTGTCCATTACGTTCCTCTATCTGAGTGGTATCCGTCGTCATCCTTATTTCCATAATTCCTCCACGATTTGTTCAGTGGTGTATCTAGCCAGTACAGCTTGGTGCTGCTCTGGTAATGTCGCAGATAATTCGTGTTGCATATTGTCTAACATTCGCTCAGCAATTTCTTTGCCTTTTTTGAATGCCGACATGTTCTCAATGACTATATCCCGATGCTTTGTTAAGTCTGTCTGCCCTTCACTGACTGCCTTGCTTATCCGCTTAAGCAATCGGGATACAGTCTGTTCCGTTAGTTTGCGGGCTACCTCTTCCGCTTCCTCCTCCACTGGCTCCTCTGCTGGAGCCTGGGGTAGCATCTGCGGCATCGGCTGCGGCTCTGGCTCCTCACCCTCTATCACAATATTGCTGGGGTGCTGCCAAGTTTCATCCTCACTCTTGTCCGTAGTCATGTTGAGTTTCTGTCGCATCTCTTGCCAACTGATCATACCGTTTTGGAATTGATATCCTAGAAGTTCAATCTCTGTCTTAATGTCAGTAGAGATGAGCTTCTTACGTTCAAACTCGATATAGTGGGATTCCTCTTCCTTTTCCTGCTCCGTCAGTAACTTAGTTTGACATTCCTCTTCCCAATTTATCAAATGATGTTCAATACTGTCAGCAAGGAAATTCTTGTCATCCTGTTCCAAGCTTCCATAGCTGGTATTCTGTGCTGATCCTATCTTGGAATGGCTGCTACCAAATAGATTGGCTGAGCTTATAAGATCGAATTCCCTGGACTGATTGAATTGTCCTTCATCATTATTGATGGCCACAGTAGTTGTCTTGGTGCCAGTGGGAACAAATGCTGGCTTGAATGTATTTTCTACGTTGGCGTGGGATCGATACCAAGCATTGCGGAATTCCGTTACCTTCTCCAGTCCTTTGATCGTTGGCGGTAATTCCACAATTAGTTTTGGCTGGGCATTGTTGGCGAAGTAGTAAGCCGCATGACGTTGGAGGCTCAAGCCCAAGCCCAAAGCATCACGTCCCAGTTGCAATGTGTTATAGCCCTCGACACCATCGCCAATATTCTGGATGTGTAGACAGTCCTCTGTGGCAAGGGTAAATGGCTTGTCATTTAGATTGGTGCGGATTAGCGGTAAGCCAGTGGAGGTATCAATATAGGTGGCTGTTGGATCTAGTATCAACAACTCGACTGGCAAGGCATAAGCGTCACGAACGATATATGCCCACGCATTGCCATAGAGTAGGCAATACAATTGCATAGTCCTGCGAAATACAAATGGTGTGTACAGTGGTGAAGGACTACGCCTCAGTAATTTCTGGGCGGGATGCTGATTGTCCTTTTCCCTGCTGCCATTGTTGCCATACCTCATCACGTTCAGTGGTAATATGGCCACCTTGGTACTGATGAGTTCGCAAGCTCTGCGGACTGCGGGATTGCCTAGGACTGATTGTAGACTCACCCTAACACCGCTTGAGCTAGGTGGGCCACTGGTGAGCATTTCATACGTTGCGGGATCATTTAGATTAACACTGGGATTATCTAAGATGGATCGTTTGAATATTTTGTTCCAGATTGACATAACGGTATTTAGTAGCTGTTCACACAAATACCATAGGCCCGTCCCAGGTATCATCCTCATATGCCAGCCACCCGCCCATTGCGATGGCACTGGCCACAATCCCATCTATCCGCCCATTGCTCTTGAGCTTGTCCAGCATTATTTGATCCTCATTGTTGCTGCGGCAAGTGGCCACACTGACACACCAATCTAAGATCGGATGCCCAGCATGACGGATAGTATGATCCAGCATCTTGCGTTCTAGATAGGCGGTACTGGGTGACATGCTGGCAAAACTCTGCTTCACTTCCAGAAATTCACAATCCATTTCTTCTTGGAGTTTCATAATTGTCTCGGTAGCACCATAAGGATCATAGCGGAATTCCAAGATATTGAACTTCTGGGCGTCTTCTAAGATGGCTGCCCTGATGGCAGTAGGATCAATAATGTCTCCCTCAGTTAGTTTGATGTGGCCTTGCTGCTCCCATACAAGGTACGGCACATGATCCGTTTTGCTCTTGATAGTCGCCAGTTGCTTCGGGCTGAAGAATCTGGGCAACAGATATATGTTCGGCTTGCCCTCATCATCCTCTTTCTTTACTGCCACCACATAACAAGTCAGATCATTACGCCTGGACATATCCAAGCCAATCATAGCGGGATATCCATGTAAGTCCTCTTCAGTAAATAGTCCTCTACAGAATCGCCACTTGGTAATATCCAGCCAAGCTTGACAATGCCCTACTGGCATATTGAGTAGGAACGTTTTGAAACGGATGGCATCTAGTGGACTGTTCTTTGCCTTCTCATATTCTTGGCGGTAGTAGTTCATGGTGACAGTACCAGTGGGTAAATTCTCAGTTACCATTGCTGGCTGAGCTTTGATCCACTGTTCTTCTGTCGTCCACTCCTCATCTTCCCTGAGTCCATACACCATTCCTAGTGTGTCTAATCGCTCATCCTTGCCATCCATAATATCCAGTGCCAGTTGATACAGCCTGTAGCCTAGGTGTTCATGTTCATATTGGCAGTGTGAGATACTCCAAAGCTGTGGATTTTCTCTAGTCATACCTGCATTACACAGCCTGTCATAGATCACTTGGGCATGTGTTCCATTCCATTCCCATGTTTCATCCAGTGCTATCCAGTTGGCATTGAGTCCTGATTTACCTTCTGGTGTGCTGGATAATACACGAAATTTACTGTGCCGTTTCTCATCCTGTACCAAGGATATGTCTCTGCGAATCTTAAGGAATCGTAGGGACGGGCAATTGTCTATGTAATCACAGGACTGATTGAATAGGATTTGAGCTTGTTCGACAGTACTGGCGATACAATAACACTCACTACCTGGATGCTGGAGCAGATGGTATAGCCCGAGTCCACTCAACAAAGAAGTCTTCCCTGACTTCTTTGGAGTGAACACATACACATGGCGGAAGCGTAAGCTACCATCTGGATTGCGGTAGCCATATGCTCTTAAGATCAGTTGTTTCTGCCATGGCATTAGTGACAGTGGCTTGCCCGTCCATGGGTGCTTACTCTGTATGCAGAAAGTACTGAGGAAATGGCAAATCTTATAAGGTAATTCGTAATCAATGTAATGGCCTAGCTCGTCTGCTATCTTGTCTGCTTTCGTCAGACTGTGTTCCAGTCCTTTGAAATACATCTGGTATTCGTTCATTAGCCCTCTAGATGTGGAAACAAATCGTGCAAGTCTGACGTTGGTGCGGCACCTTTATTCTTAGTGCTAGTAAGTCCTAGCAGTGTGGAATACTTACTGATCAGTTGAGTAGCTTTGATCTTGAGTGATACGCTACACTCGGGCAATAGTTCCTCTGCTTCATCGTACATGCTATATGCATCCGCCAGTCTCATCAGTAGTTCCTTGCTGTTCGGATTCAACGCTAACATCGGGGCTATCTGATCGTAGTACGTCTGGGCTTTCTTGCTGAGTTTCATCTGGCTCCTTTTTATTCTTCATCTCGTTGGCTTCGTATTCCCAATACATCTTAAGCAATGCTCTGCAAAACTCACTGTTGCTGACATGTTGACGTTGAGCACTTAGCTTAAGCTTTTCGTACTCTTCATCACTCGTGACAAAACTTACTGAGTGTGTTCTATCTGGCTCTAAATATTTCCCTAACTCTTTGAATGGTGTAGTAATTTTCCTAGACATGTAAAATCCTCCTAGCTTTATATAGTAATAACTGAGAGAAAATATCCTGTTATGCAGTTTTTCACCCTGGAGGGCTGTCAAAAAATCTGCACAGGCCCGTTGCGGCTTTCATCCTTTTAGGGAAGCTCAAAAAATGGCCCCCATTCCCCCCAGGATCGTTTGTGTGGCGTCCTAATCGCTCAGTAGCACAATGTGACGCATTATATTCATGTGCGTTCTATTGGCCTTGTGCAGTCTTTATATTGTGGCAGGAATAACATAATGATTGTAGATTCCTAGGCTCGAACATCTTGTCCATGTCACCACGATGAGGACTGATATGATCAACACACTGTGCTGCCCTAGTGATGCCCTTAGCTAAGCAGTGTACACATAGTGGATGATTGGCTAGATGTATATCCCTCAATGCCTTCCATGCTCTAGTGTACCCACGCTGATGGTAGTTGGGCCTATTGGTGAGCTTAGGGCAAGAGCAACGTTTAGGTGAGCGTTGACATACTGGACAGATTCTAGATGGTGCGTATGGCATACCAATATAAATGCCGCTAGGGATAACGAATCCCTAGCGGCACTTAGTGAAAGATAATAGAAAGGTAAAGAGTTGTACCGTCGTTATGTAGTACGTTAAATAAAAAAGCCGCCAAGAAGTGGGAAAACTTGGCGGCTAACGATTGGTAAGAGAGTTTAAGTGAATTGCACGTCACTTGCAATTATATAGTCAATCTGATT